ATTTAATGTTTTAGCTGAGGACAATCCTGATTCTGTTGAAAACGCTATACTTGACAAAATAGGAGAAAAAAGTATAAAATGGGAAAATCTTGGCAGGTCACATACCAGCCGAGTTAAACGTATAACTTTTGAGGAGGTTATAGATGATACAAGACCTATACAGACAAAAGAGGATCTTGGAGTTGAAGTGGGAGCAAGAGTATCTTGACAATGGCAAGTATACTCTAGACATGGTCCAAATAGATAGTAAAATTAAAGAAACTATCTCAGAGATCAAGCTTGAAGAAAGCAGAATAGCATATAGAGAAGCTGCTATTTTAAACGCTGCCCCTGAAGTTTCAGTAGCTACTTAATAAAAAGCTACAACATTGAAATTAAGAAATTCATGCAAGGATATCTTGCGCTCTTTCAAAAAATAAGCTATATTTATATCACTATACATAACCTTCTGATCTAGACGCGTATAGTCGACAGCCTAGAGACTAGATTGGAATAACTAGGAGAATATAACTATGGCAAAAACAACATTTTCAGGACCAGTCCTTTCACAAAACGGAGTTGGATTTCTTGGATCAATTATACCTGGACTTACAGGTCTTACTGCATCTACAGTAGCAACAGCAACAACTTTAACTTATGCTGCTAATACTATAACAGTAAATAATTACACTGGTGCTGCAGCTCAAACTGTAACATTACCAGCAGCTAAAGCAGGAGTAGTAGTAGTTCATGCTCAATCAGTTGATACAACTGGCGGAACTGCTAAATTAATTTTTGATTGTGCAGGAACAGACGTACTTGCAACAGGATCAATAATTGAAAGCAGAACAACTAACGCTCTTTCTATTGATACATCAACTGCAGGTGAAACTAGACTTGAATATACACCAGCAAACGCTACAACTAATTTATTTAGTCAGGGTTCTTATATTTATTTTTCATGTGCACAAGATGGTACATGGACAGTATCTTATAGAATGCAACCAAATCCGGTAAGCGCAGGTAGTGCAAGTTCTACAGGTGTTTTCGCTTTTGCAGCGTAAATAATTAAAAATTAAAGAGCTCCTTCGGGAGCTCTTTTAAATAGGAGATTACATGAGTTATAAAACAGATATACAAGCAACTAGATCAACAGCTGCTGCAGGAGCAACAGCAATTGTAGCACCTCCAGTTAGATTAAGAGGTATTATTATTGCATCGGATGGTGTTGGAGCAGGAGTTTTAGAATTAACTACAACTTCTAATTCAGGAACAACATTATTTATAGGTGATGTTCCAACAGGAGATGTTATTAATATATCTTTTCCAGAAGATGGAATTGTTTTCCCAAAAGGAATTTTTTGTAAAACAAAAACTAACATCGCTGCTTACACATTATTGACAGATAAATATTCTGCACCAGGTTTAACAGCAAATTAATATTGCATGGCGACTACAACTTACACAGTAACCGTCGCAACGGGACAAAACGCATTTGGTGCGGGTACTAATAAATTTTTTATTAATGGTACTGTTAGTCCTGTATTGCAATTACAAGAAGGTAGTACTTATATATTTGATCAAAGTGCTGCAAGTAATTCAGGTTTTACTTTAGCTTTTTCATCTACTAAAGATGGAACTAACACATCAGGAGGTGTGGCTTATACTAATGGTGTAACAACTGTTGGTACAGCTGGAACTTCAGGAGCATATACTCAAATTATAGTTGCTCCAGTAGCAACCACAGGCGCTCCGGTATTATTTTACTACGCTTCAACATTAGCAGGTATGGGTAACACTTCTCAAGTTACTCCACCTACTTCTAATACTACTTCTTTTAATCCTACAATTGATGATATTATAGAAGAAGCTTATGAAAGAACTAACATTAAAGGTACAAGAACTGGATATCAGTTAAAAAGTGCAAGACGTTCTTTAAACATTTTATTTCAAGAATGGGAAAATAGAGGCGTCCATTTATGGAAAATAAAACTTGCAAAAATTCCTTTAATATTAGGACAAGCTGAATATAATTATGCAAGTGATACTATTAACTTTCCAAGCGATATTTCAGATGTTATGGAAGCTTTTTATAGAAACAATTCAGATACATCTAATCCACAAGATATTGCATTAACTCAAATTGATAGATCAGCGTATAATGCAACACCTAATAAATTAGCACAAGGGACACCTTCTCAATATTATGTAGATAGAAAAATAAATCCTAGTATTTATTTATATACAACAGCAAGTTCAAGTGTATCTAGTACGTCTACACCATCTAGTTATCAATTTTGTTTTTATTACATGTCAAAAATTCAAGATGTAGGTGCTTACACAAATACAACAGATATTGTAAATCGTTTTTATCCATGTATGATTTCAGGACTTGCATATTATTTAAGTATGAAATATTCGCCAGAATTGGTTCAAAATTTAAAATTAATTTATGAAGATGAATTGTTAAGAGCTATGCAAGCAGATAATGAAGGTATATCTACTTTTATATCTCCAAATACATTTTATGGTGATGGGGTAATGTCATAATGGGTACTTTTGCAAAAGGAAAACAAGCTTACGCAATTTCTGATAGATCTGGAATGAGATTTCCTTATACAGAAATGGTTAGAGAATGGAATGGATTTTTAGTTCATTATTCTGAGTATGAAGAAAAACAACCACAGTTAGATCCAAAGCCGGTAGGAAGTGATCCACAAGCTTTACGTAATCCAAGAGTTCAACAAGCAGATACACCACAATTAATTTTATTAACTAACAATCCATTTCAAACTGTAATTTATAATGGAGTAACTTATATAAATGTTTATTCTCAAAATCATCAAAGAACTACTGGAAGTAGAGTAAGATTAAGAGGACCGGCGCAGGTCGTGTCCGCGGGCGCGGGAGGTCCTAATACACCTAACTTAAAACAATTTGCACCTATTCCAACTTTTGATAATGTAGGTGATATTGATAATAATAATGGATTTATAATTACCGTTGGACAAATTCAATCAAATGGAAGTGTAGTTACAGCAGCAGGTGGTTTAACAACTCCTGAAAATTATTTTTACTTTACAAGTACTGATAATGCTACTACAGGAAATATAAATGGCGGTGGATCAAGTTGTTCTGCAGGTCCAGTAACATTAGGAGCAGTTTAATATGGCATACACATTAGCAAATTTAGAAACAGACATTAGAAATTATACTGAAGTAGATTCTACAGTATTTACAAGTAGTATTTTAAATCCAATTATAGTTAATGCAGAAAATAAAATTTATAGAGAAGTAGATACTGATCAAGAACGTTTTTATGCAACTTCTAGTTTAGTAGTTGGAAATAGATATGTAACTATACCTGCTGATTTGAGATTTATAGGAAATGTTCAATTAACAGATTCTAATGGTACTCAATATTTTTTAGAACAAAGAGATACAAGTTTTATGGCTGAATATTATAATACCCCAGGTTCTGCCTCTGTAAATATGCCAAAATATTATGCCAACTGGGATGAAGAATTTTGGGTTGTAGCACCTACCCCCGATAAAACATATGCTATTACATTAAGTTATAATAAAGAACCAGGAAGTATTACTAGCACTACACAACCAAATTCAACTAACCCTTTTAGTACTACAGGTACCTATTTATCTAATAAATACCAAGATTTATTGTTATACGCTTGTTTAGTTAATGCATATGGGTACTTGAAAGGTCCTGTAGATATGATACAATATTACTCGCAAGCTTATGAAAAAGCTTTACTTTCGTACGCGATTGAACAACAAGGTCGCAGACGCCGAGACGAATATGATGATGGTGTTATTCGTACTCAACTTAAATCTGATCCATCATCAAGTTATTAATAACAAGGAGAAAAATAAATGGCAAATATAGTACCTTATTCATTCCCAGTACAATTACTATCTGGAGCGCATCAATTCCAAACAGCTGGTAATAATTTCTATTTGGCTTTATATACTGCTAATCCATATACAACAGCAAGTACAGTTTATTCTAGTACAACTGAAGTAAGTTCTGCAGGTGGTAGTCAATATACCGCTGGTGGAAATTTACTTACAGGTCAAGCAGTTTCAAACGTGAACAACGTTGCGACAGTTGACTTTTCTGATTCTGTATGGGGAACACCAACAGCTGCTACTTTCACTGCAGCATTTGGAGCAATATATAATTCAACTAGTTCAAATAAACTGGTAGTCGTACTAGATTTTGGCGGAAACAAAACGTGCACTAATGGAACTTTTACAGTTACATTCCCAAGCCCAACGGGCGGTTCACCTTCTGGTTCAGCTGCGATTATTAGTATAACTTCTTAATTAGGAGATTAAAAATAAATGGCGTTAGTAATAAACGACAGAGTAAAAGAAACTAGTACCTCAACTGGTGCAAGTACATTTACTTTGGCCGGAGCACAAACTGGTTTTGATACTTTTGCTTCAGGCATTGGTGGTAACAATACAACTTACTATGCTATTTTTAATCAAGGAACTAATGAATGGGAAGTTGGATTAGGAACACTTAATGCAGGTGGAACTGTTTTAACTAGAACAACAATTTTAACAAGTTCTAACTCTGATAGCATTGTTACTTTTACAAGTGGTACAAAAGATGTATTTTGTACATTACCAGCAAGTAAAGCAGTGTATTTAGATTCAACAGGAGCACCCGTAGGAGCGGCAAGTGCAGGATTTGCTGTTGCAATGGCAATAGCTTTATAATAATAAGGAGAAAAATATGGCACAAAATTTTATATCATTTACAAATCAAGTAGGAACCGCAGATTCAACTATAACTACAGCTAACTCTACAGATGCTGTTATTGGAATTAGAGCTACAAATATTTTAGCTACTACAGTTACACTTAATGTTTGGATTGTACCAAATGGTACATCAGATATTAGATATATTTGTTATACTTTAAGTATTCCACCATACAGTTCTGTTGAACTAGTTCAAGGTGGAGCTAAATTCGTTTTGAATTCAGGAGATGCACTTAAAGCTACCGCAAGTAGTAACTCATCTATTGATTTAATTACAAGTATTGTTGATGCGATAAGCACAGCACCTTAATAGATAAAATATGGATAGTTTATATAATACAATCTATATCGGTAATAAACCAGGAGCACAGGAGATCTATACTCATGCTCAAACTATGGAAAATAAAAATATTGTAATTGAATCTGCAGTTCTTGCAGGTCCAGTAACATTTACTAATACAATAACAGTAACAGGAACGTTGGTAATTGTTTAATGAGCAAATTAGAAGTCAATGCAATTGAACCTCAATCAGGAACAACTTTAACATTAGGTGCTTCTGGAGATACAATTACTATTCCCGCGGGCGCGACAATTTCTAATTCAGGTACAGCTGCAGGATTCGGTCCTACAGGAGCGGTATCTTGGAACACAACTAAAATTACAGCAAACCCAAACCCAGCAGTAACTGGAGTTGGATATTTTTGCGATACTACTTCAGCAGCTTTTACAGTAACACTTCCAGCGACTCCCGCAGCGGGGGCCGTGGTTGGTATAGCAGATTATGCAAATACATTTGCAACAAATAATTTAACAGTTGGAAGAAATGGATCTAATATTGGCGGATTTGCAGCGGATGGAAAATTATCAACAAATGGTCTTTCAGTAACTTTTGTTTATGTTGATGCAACACAAGGTTGGATTGTAACAGATTCTGGAAATAGATCTGATTTACCAACACCTACATTTATTGCAGCAACAGGTGGAACTATTACTACTTGTGGAAATTACAAGATTCATACATTTACAGGACCAGGAACTTTTACAGTTTCATCATTAGGTAATCCATCAGGAGGACCAAATAATGTTGATTATTTAGTGGTAGCTGGTGGAGGAGGAGGTGGATGGGATAGAGCTGGAGGAGGTGGTGCAGGAGGATTTAGAGAATCAGTTCCAAGTCCAGCAGCATGGACGGCTAGTCCTTTAGCAAGTCCTGGTGGAGCATTACCAGTTTCAGTAACAGGATATCCAATTACAGTAGGAGGAGGTGGACCTGGAGGTACACCTAGTCCAGGACCAGGTACGGCTGGTTCAAATTCAGTATTTAGTACAATTACATCAGCAGGTGGTGGTGGAGGTAAAGCTGCCCCTGCAGGAACAGCTGGTAATGGAGGTTCTGGTGGAGGTGGCTCAGCTCCTGGAAATGGTGGAACAGGTAATACACCTCCAGTAAATCCATCACAAGGAAATGCTGGTGGTAATGCTCCTTCAGTTCCAACTAATTCTGGAGCAGGTGCAGGTGGAGCTACAGCTGCAGGTTCAGATGGAACAGTTAGAACAGGCGGAGCAGGTGCTACAACTTCAATATCAGGTTCATCAACAGCCTATGCTGGTGGTGGTGGAGGTGGTTATTCAGATGCCGTAGCTGGTGGATCTGGACCAGGAGGAGCTGGAGGAACAGGTGGAGGAGGTAAAGGTGGTGATCGTCCTATGACTCCGACTAATGGAGCAGTTGCTGGTACAACTAATACTGGTGGAGGAGGCGGAGGTGGAGCAAATGGACCAAACTCATCACCATTAGCAAACGGTGCAGCAGGTGGATCAGGAATCGTTATTATAAGGTACAAATTTCAATAAAATATGACAAGTATAATTAAAGTAGATAATCTTCAGAATCAATGCGGCGCTAATATCATCAGCGAATCGTCTAACGTTATTACAATAGGCGCTTCGGGAGACACGGTTACATTAGCGGCAGGTGCTTCGCAATCCGGTTTTGGTAGATCGGGGAGCGTGAATTGGGATACGACTCCTAAAACAGCTACACCAGTAACAGCAGTATCTGGTAATGGATATTTTATAAATACAACGTCAATTGCAATCACAGTTAATTTACCAGCAACCCCAGCCGCAGGAGATATCGTAGCAATAGCAGATTATGCAAATACTTCAGCTACAAATAATATTACAGTTGGTAGAAATGGTTCTAAAATTGATGGAGAAAATAAAGATGGAATTATTTTAGTAAATGGTCAAGTTTATACATTAGTATATGTA